GGCAGGAACTAGAGGAATGGATGACGAACACACGTTCGGATCCTTTCCGTGACGAGTACATCTTGGATGCTGCTGTACTCGGTTGTCTAGAAATGAATGTAGTCATCGAGGTTTTCGATGATTACAATATTGAGAATAACAAAGAGAACAGGCGCAGGTTTAGTGGCCTGATTTCCAAAGCTCTTACAGAACACGGCATGTAATCCAGTCACTAGGCTGGATAGAGTCATAGTGAGACAGGAGTAAGCTCAAAGCTTACATGGCCTCTTGTCATCTATGGCTCTATCAAGCCTAGTCACCCTAACTCAGCCGGATAACGCTATTAGGTCGTCAGTGGTAGACGCAACCACTCTCCAACCGAACGCTGTAACCAATGTCGGTGATGGCTGGCTAGGCTTGACAAGCTAGCAAGCAAAGACCATGATAAGACCACCTGTTCATACAGCAGGGCACATGGCTCACGAATGTGAATAAGCTTGCTAGCTTGACAAATTTGCGTAGGCAGTTACCTAGAGAGTCCCCCCGCTACGCAACAAAATAAAGGAGTGGTAAATGAGAATTGAGAATTGGAGCGAGATGATCGCTCGTGATCGTGAGAAGCTGCAAAGCAAGACTTACAGGCAGATGTTTGCATATAGCATCTTTCCGCTGCTTACGCTGCCTCTGCTGATCGAGCTGGAGGCTAATCAGAAGCTTAACAAGCTTGAGCAGCAACTCTTTCCGGTCAAAGCCTAGACGAAAGGATAGTTGACAATGCCAACCTGGCGTGTTATACTTCCAGTGAAGGATGAGGCAGGAAACATTGTCGATTGGATCCGAGTGGCAATGTCAGTAGCGCCAACCATGACAGAAGCGCTAACAAATGCGCGGAAAGGATGGGGCCAACAAGCTGATGTGCAAGAATACTCACTGACTTACGAACCAGTGGGTAAGCAAACAACAACGGGAGCGTATTATGACAGAGTATACGGTCAAGAATCCGGGAGAACCCGCTTCTGAAGCTCAGAAGAATTTTATCCGCAAGTTGCGTGATGAGCGTGACTTGAGTAAGCTATCTGAAGTTCAGCGCGAGTATCTCATTGCTGACGATTTCAGCGAGATGCTTAAGGGTCATGCGGATACGGCCATTAAGCTGCTTCTCAGCTTTGAGAAGAAAAGTGCAAGACCAAGAGTGAATGACAAGCCTACTCCGCTTGTTTCGCAGCAGATTACGGATGCCGACGGATCGCATAGTAGCAAAGCAAGTCATTACTTCGTGGTTGACCCGACTGATGGTAAGGAAAAGTTCGTTACCATCTGGATGAGTGTTCGTGCAAGTGATGACATGTACCCCGTGACTAACCCCGAGCACAGGAACCAGTTGATTCAGGAAGTTGCTAAGGATCCTGTGCAGGCCATGAACGCTTATGGTGAGAAGCTTGGTATCTGTGGAAGGTGTGGCCGTACTCTCACCGATAGGGATTCAAGGTTGCGTGGCATAGGCCCCGTATGCGCTCAAAAGATTGCGATGATTCGCACGCCTGAGCAGGATGCATTGCTCGATGCTTATCTCGCAAGCAAAGCACAGAAGGAAGGTGAGAATGCATCATCAGGACTTAGTGACGATCAGGACGACGTGTCCTAACTGCCACAGAGTGACTGACATTACGATAGAGGCTGGTAAGCTTCAAGCGTATCAGAGTGGCACGCATATTCAGTATGTGTGGCCTGAATGGAGTCCAATTCAACGGGAGCAACTCATCACTGGCATGTGTAGTGATGAGTGTTGGAACAAGTACATCGGAGTATAACGGGAGACAACATGAAAGTCTACGAAGATTACGTAGTTGTAATGCCCGCAAGTCAGGCAATGATGGTAACCAATCTACTAGCTAACTTGGGTCTTGCGCTTGAAGGCTTGGTTCTGGAAATTCCTGAAGGCGACGATTACTTGGTTCGCATCGAACCCAAGAACATTCACGAAGCATACAAAGCCGTTCGTACAGCGCTTGAAGAGAATTGGCTTGGTCATAACGGGAGTGAACTATGAGCTTTGAAGTACAAGACTGTAACGGGAGAAAGCTTAAGGTGGGTGACAAGGTTCTGTATGGTGATCCTAACCCGAATGACGTGTTGAGTCACACGGCTACGATTACCAAGATTACCGAACCTGATGGTGACTACGATGATAACCTTGAGCGCGCGGTAGAGATTTGCCCGTATGTTCACATCATCTTTGATGCGGATACATACGAGGCTGCCGATAAGGAAATCTGCTACACCTACAACAACACGCCCGTGAGTTGGAATGATTATCCTGATGGCCCAAGTCATTACATCTACGAGGCAGAGGATTTGGAGTGGGTAGATGGCACTGAAGATCACAACTAATCACGTACCGCGTAACATTATCAGCGGATATGAGTTGACGGAGAAGGAACTGAGGGATCTTGGCTTCGATTACATGTCGGACGAATTGATTAATGGTCACTTCTTCCGCTACAAGGGTGAAGCGTATGATCTGAGGGACTTCGAGGTTATCAGCCCAATTAGGATGGTGTATCATTATCCTAATACAAAGCTGAATGAGTGGGATGGTATCATGTCTGATACTTACTTCTCTGGTATCCTTGTAAAGTGCCCCGATGAAGATACTGTGATTGTGGGGATGTACTATGTCGATAGCAAGCCCGAGCCACGAGAATTCGTAGTTGATTCACATGGACAAACTGAAGAGGTTTACGATGGGACTGGATAAGGAATTCATTACCAATCTGTATCGGTTGCAACTCCCGCCAGTAAACTCTGGTAGAGCAGGTTGGATGTTTGACCAACCGGCAATTCTAGCTGCGTTGGATGAACTTGAAATCAAGCTTCCCGTAGTCTTGAAGTTTCGTGCATACAAGACACATCGTTACACAGGATGGCGCACATATGCTAACCACGGCATGAGGTATCTGAATCTAGATAATCCAGATGCGGGATGCTGCCACCTGATTAAGCTTAACGATGTGGTAAAGTGGGAACTGAAGAAGTGTGGCACGGATATTACGATTGAAAAGGTAAGCATGAATCTGTGGCATGAATTGCGTCATGCTCACCAAGCAGAGGAATGGGCAAGGTACTTTAAAGAGAACCCGATGCTTTGGCACATGAAAGGGTATGCTCATCCAAGTGCAAGAGGTAGCTGGGGTGCAACATACAAAGAGAACATCTATGAAGTCGATGCCAGGGAGTTTGCCGAGAGTAAGCGGGAATCGCCTCTTATCGTGCCCGCCTAGCACTTGACAACGCTCGCCGAACCTGCTATAGTCCCTCATAGCCCCAGCACGGGCGTATGGAATCGAGTGGTAGCCGCAAAGCTGTCCCCCAGGTTCCCGCTGGCCTGTGCTGGGGTTAAAATAAGACCTCACGATACATCGGGATACGATGTGTCTTTGGGAAGAAACGGAGAGGGGTGAGTGTATATAGCCTAACTAGAGATGGACCCAGATGAATACAAAAACGGGAGAGAGAAGAATGAGAATTTCACGTAATTACAAAGGCCATACCATCGAGATGAATCTTGACTCGAATGGTGTAGGTAATGGCATCATAGTCGTGACTCCGAAAGGCAGGCGTGTTAGTTGTATGCGTAGGGGTACGCACATCGTATTGTCTAAACTGCCTGAAGATGTACGTCAGCGGGCTGAATTCTTGGCGGGGTGGTAACAACGTCTAGGGAGAGAGATCGTAACAGGAAGCACTTTCACAAAGGTCACTATGAGATTATCGCGGCTAGGTTTCGTGAGGAGTTTAGCACGTACGTCAACGAGGACGGTACTCCTGTAGTTAGCTATAATCATGGCGAGGGACTCATTGCAGCAACCGCATTGGTAAGATTGTGTGGATCTTTGGCTAATAGATTCGAGTTTGACAACGATGAGTTTGAACGGGAGATTTTCTTTAAGCGTTGTAGTCCATACGACGAATTCGATTTGAAGGATTGGATGTAATGGGACTTGACATGTATCTTAATGCCGAGGAGTATGTCGGCGGTTGGAGTCATGGTGACGAGGGTGAGAAGAGTAAGTACGCATCCATCGTAGAGATGGTTGAGGCTGAAAATCTCGTCACTGAGGATTCACCCAGCTTGTATGTGAAGGTGACGTGTGGTTATTGGCGCAAGGCAAACCACATTCACCAATGGTTCGTTCGCAATGTTCAGAATGGCGAGGATAATTGCGGTAACTATTACGTCTCGCGTGGGCAGCTTGAAGAGTTGGCTGACGCATGTAGAGCCGTGATGAGAAGCACTAGGTTGGTCGGTGGAGTAGTTCATACTGGTACAACGTATGACCGGAGCGGAGAAACCGAACACTTCGCTGATGGTAAGGTGCTTGAGGATTCAACTATGGCTGAGGAGCTACTTCCAACGCAGGAAGGATTCTTCTTTGGTGGTACTGATTATGATGAAGGGTATTGGAATGATCTAGAGACTACCATCGCAATCGTCAATCGAGCACTCAATGCCTCAACCAAGTGGGAATTTTCTTACCACTCAAGCTGGTAATAATGCCGCCTACCATCAACTGGCCTAGTCCACTTGAGAAACTCAGGTGGACTGAAGCATTCAGACGGAGGGATAAATTCGTACACGGCGACGATGGTCGTAAGTTCTCATGCAGGTACGACAAGGAATCGGTATTCGTTAAGCCTGTGCTGGGTTATACACCGATGGGATGGCTACCGTATGATTTGGTCTTTAGCGAAGCATGGTTGCATGAAAACAGCGATCCGATCTATAGATCAGCGGTAGCAGAGTTTTTAGCATCCGAGTATGCAGGAGTATCAGTCAAGGCACATTGGTCTAGGTTTGAAAAAACGCCTCTGAAAACTCTTGAAAGAAAGTTCAGAGATGTGGGTGCGCCAGGAGTCGATATCCTCGTTACGGATAACGCCGTATTCCTAGTGAAAAAGGAATACAAGCCATGACCGATTATGAAGACTTGATGTTCCTTCTCAAAGACCCAAGCTTTCCGCTAACTAGCCAAGAATGGGTTGACAGAACATATCACTTTCTTCGCACGCTCACCGATGAAGAGTTGGTAGAGATGCTGAGAATGTCCATGTGTTCAGTAGCATGGCGTTTAACGGGAGGAGTAACTGATATGAGTCAGGAGGAGTTTAAGCACGCTCTCCTCGAAGTTACTCGACTAATGTACAAATTAGTACGGGAGAACAAGACGTGAGTAGCAATGAGTTTTGGGATATGGTACGTGGTGGCTATAACCTCGTAGCCACCGAGAACGGGAGAGTGGTGAAGTTCCAACATGATACTCATGCAGCTGTGATTCATTGGCGTGCGGATGAGGGATTGGGACAAATCATTATCGAAGTAAGTGAAGTCAGTAAATTGCCGAGTGAGCCACTGATAGCGCCACCGGCATCACATAGAAGGGATAGTATTGATGGCTAAGATTAATCTTGGCGAAGAGTTTGAGATGAACACCCGTGATCGTTACACTAAGGTTAAGGCTCATCTATTCATTGAGCTTGACGGACGTGAGCTTCCCGCAATGTCTATCGTGGGTGAGGCACTTCAGAAGGCACGCGAGCTAATTGAAGAGGCAGTCAAGAAGTCTTACGAGATTGTGCCTGAGCGTGTGGATACACCGCAGGTTCAGCCGCAAACTATGCCTACCGCGCCTAGTGTGGCCGAACCTCGTAAGGTAACTCCTGAGCCTAACAATGATGTGGCTCCTGTTGAGCCCCCCAAGCCAGCGGTACCGTTTGGCTAATGAAATTCACCGAGCGCGTAACTTTTAGGTTGATTCAAATGCCATGCTGTGGGCATGCACTTTGTTGGGTGAATCCCAGATTCCCTAACTTCTGTCCGCAATGTGGTAATCACATCTTCACAAAAGTTAAGCAAGGTGTATTGTTGACCGATACAGAAGCGACCCTAAACTACGAGGGGGATTGATGGGACTCACCAAGGAAGAGATAGATAGACTTCTTGCGAAGAAAGCGTCACGCACTCGTGGTGGGGGTCGCAAAAAGAACGAGCCTAATCTTGATGATCGTACATATCAGACGTGGTTCAAGATGATGCACAAGCTCATTGATGATGATACGGGAGAGATGCTGAACTGTGATAATGAGCAGTGTATCGATCCACGCGATCGTACTAACGGTCAGACCGTTATTAAGATTAAGGGTCAATGGATGTGTAGATATTGCTTCATTGATGGGTGGCTACTAGAAAACCCAGCACAGCAGGAACTTCCTGCCACATGACTTCAAGTGCTGACAACTTAGTAGAGTGGGCAACGGACCTTTACGCTCTAATGTACGTAGAATCGAAAGTCAATGATTATGGCGAACGTGTGTTCGAGGGAAAGGTAACAGATCTGTTCAAGCACTTAGATGTGGGTATTGGGAATTATACTCCTATCCGCCAAGTCTTGGTAGAATCGGGAGCCATCGTATTCCAGCAACGTGGGAACCGGATGCAACCATCTGTCATCGAGCTTCGCGGCGCAGAAAAAATTTCGGCCGAACCCTTGACACGGGCGCGGCGAGCCGCTATAGTGAAGCTACAAGACGTTGACCGGCGGCTCGCGGCGGTCGAAAACTGGAGAGAGACAACGGGAGGTATCAATTTAGGAGAAGCACTAAGATCGATGGAACTACGGTTAACCAGGCTAGAGGAACTAGCCACAAACGGGAGAAACGAAGTTTCCCCACAAAACGAAAGGAAGTAAGTAATGGCTGGTTTGGATCCCAACGAGGTTAAGCGTCTTTACGCTAACCGTCGTCAGAAGGGCCTTTACACGCAGCTTCTCTCTGAGCTTATCGGCTCTGGTGAGAATGGTGCTAACGTGAAGGAGAATTGGCCCCAGCTTGCGGAGAAGCCTGCTTCTACGCTTAAGCAGGGTTTCGAGAATGCTAAGCAGAAGAAGGACGCTCCCGAGGGTTCGGAGAACATCGATGTTATCGTGGATGGTGAGAATGTGTTTCTCATCAACACGGCAACGTTCGGTGAGGATGGTTCGGAGACTGAGGCTGAGCCTGAGGCTGCTGTCGCCCCGTAACAGTTGCTTCCTATCGTCGGTTAGGGGCACCCATACCAAGATAGGAAATGCAAGTAAGCTGAGGGAGTTAGTTCCGGCGAGCTAACTCCCAAGGCTTATTAGACTGGATAAGATCCTATGCGGTGGGATAACTGTCCAGTCTAATAAGTCTAGGAGGAAATGATGTACAAGACAATTGATGAGTTTGTCAATCACGAGATTGTTGTGTGGGGATGGGAAACTGTAGAGTCCCTGTTCAATCGCGGCTATCGAGTGATCGCCACAAACCACGGGTTTCGATGGATTCTGCCCTTGACACGGGCTCCCGGATGTGGTATGCTTTCCGGACCGAAGTACTCCCGTTCTTCGGTTTCCGTAGGAATCAGGGGTTAGCCAGGTTTCGAGGCAATGAGCGCCAACCGCAAAAGTGGCGCTCCCCCTGATTCCACGGTATTATGTTTTAATTGCGGCAAATGGGTAGATGAATTAAATCCCATAAGTGGCTGGTGCTTAGATTGCACCGGCATCGAGTACGATGCGTTAGAGCGATTCTTAGCTACTAATGCGGACTCATTAGAATTCCTAATTGTTCAAGGTCACACACTTTGGCAAGCAATCAACGTATTGAGGGGGCCGCAACTGCGGCCAACTTGCGTTGTATGTGGAGAAATAATACTCCGCGCACGCAAGAATGCAATATTCTGTAGGAGATATACAGAATGCAGAAAGCAGAGTCGCCGCTACGTCTATCTGTACAGGGAACTGAAGATGACGAAAGCGGAAGCCTTAGCAAAGGTACTCTCGGACTTATAACTAGGCCAGAGTACCGAACACTTACGGTTGCCATTAGCGGCACCCGCAAGGGAATGACCCCAGCACAGGAGGTACAACTACGGGAGATATTTAAGCGTTTGAATAGGATGTACAGACCTGTTTGGATATTGCACGGAGATTGTTTAGGCGTGGATGAGCAAGCCCATGAGATTGCTAGAGAACTTGGGATGCTCGTACATATCCATCCGCCCATGAATGGTAGGCTACGTGCCCACTGTAAGGGTGAGAAGATGGAGCCTGTGCAGATTTATTCCGTGAGGAACAATAACATGGTCAGGAGTTGTCAATACTTGATTGCAATTCCTGGCTCGTTCCAAGAACAGATGCGTGGATCAGGAACATGGCAGACATTGAGGTTTGCGAGAAAAGAGCACAAACCCCATTCGATCATCTTTCCTGATGGGAGTAAAACGGGATTCGATTGGACTAAAATTCTTTATCCAAGTTAAGGAGAGAGATGGAGCTTAAGGATCTATTCAAGCAGATCGAAGCACGTTTGCTTGAGGCAGCTAGTGAACACTATGATCCAGAGGATGAGGACTCTAATCCTACTACTGAGGATCAGGCTTCCGCTGCTGGTATCATGGAAGCGCTGGAAATCGTCCAGGCAGAGTTTGGCAAGGCGATTCTGAGTTAACATGACGGGTGCGGGAAATACCCACTATTTCCATAGTTTGATGTGAGCCGCGGCCGGACTCAGGCTATGCAAGCTGTGGGTACCGTTAATGGCTGATCCAATCACACCGGAAGATATTGTTATCATGGATATCTTCGTCTATACTCATGGTGATGAACATGATTGGGAAGCGTGGAAGCGTATCAAACTCAGACTTATTGAATTAGCAGGTTTAAATCTTGGAAAGGAGGTGGGACATGGAGAGAAAGGCAATCCTGAAGCCTAAAGGAAGTGGTAAGTTTAAGATGGCAGACTTCCAACGGGAGGATATTGCCAGATTGCTGGAAAGCGGCAACTGTGCATTGTGGAATGAGATGGGCACTTTCAAAACAACGACAGTGGAATGGCTGTGGGAACAGAAGCTAAGGCATATCCCCAACCCACGTGTTTTGGTCATCACAACCAAAACGGGTAAGGGTGCGTACATGGAGTCTCTGCCTGAAGTGCTGCCGGAGTGGGAAGTGTTCTCTGTGTCTAGCACAAAGTTCCAGCTTGTGATTAATGGAACTGCGGCACCGTGGGACGTGATTCTCCCAGATCCACTGTTCATGCGTCCGGTTGTGGTAGTCGCACATTATCAGTGTTTTCTCAACAAAGCGTGTCAGCCTCAACAGGTTATGCAGGTTCGCACGGATCCTGACGGGAATCCCATCTACGTGAACGGGAAGCCCGATAAGCGGCCTGTGATGAACGAGGATGGCACGATTCAGATGAAGATTCCCAAGTGTCATGAGTTGATGAACAAGCATTGGGATGCCATCATCGTTGATGAGGCGCACAGGATGAAGAACAAGGATACTCAGTGGACTCGCAATATCAAGAAGCTGAAGGCTGGCTTTAAGGTTGCGATGACCGGGACGGGATTCGTTAACAATCCGTCTGAAATTTGGAGTGCTCTGAATTTCCTGTATCCCAAGACCTACTCTAGTTACTGGGCTTTTCGTGAGCATTACTGCGAAGAGGATGATGAGGGTGGCTATCGTAAGATCGTGGGTATCAAGCCCCACAGGGAGCAGGAGTTTCGTGCTCTTGTGAGGCAGATTGGTACTCGGCGCACGATGGCTGAATGCTTCCCTGATATCGCCGAGCCGATGGAGACTATAGTTCCTGTTCAACTGTCTCCGATCCAGAATAAGATGTATATTAACATCATGGAGGATCTGTACGCGCTAGATCAGAAGGGTGCTCCACTTCATGCGCCTAACGTCGTGTCTGCACTTCAGCGGCTTAGGCAGATTTGTGTGGCTACTCCTGATGTGAAGGGTGAGCATGAGGATCCCATCACTGGTAGAAGGATTCAGGAGATTGAGCTTAAGGAGCCTAGCTCTAAGCTTGATGCTTGCATGGAAGTGATTGAGGGACTTGAGTGGGATGATGAGCGGAAGGATCAGGTTGTTGTGTTCAGTAACTTCCGCGGGCCGCTTGAGCTTATGCGTAAGAGGCTTGAGAAGGCTAACATTCCATTCCTTCACCTGAAGGCAGATCATACGGAGAAGCAGAGGTATGATCTTTGGCATGAGCGATGGCCAGAAAAGAAGCATCAGGTGTTCCTTTGCACGCTCGGTGTGGGTAGCGAGTCTATCAATCTCACAAGCGCGCACAGGGCTATCTTCCTGGATCAGTCGTGGAGTCCTGCACAAAACGCACAGGCCATTGGTCGTGTGTATCGTCCGGGGCAGAAGGGTATGTGTCAGCTTATCTACATCAGGGCACAGAGTACGGTGGATTACCGCGTTCTCGGTAATGTGAATACCAAACTAGGGTGGTTTGCACAGGTATTCGGAGCAGAGCGTCCGGATGAAGTGGCAGCATAGTGGCACTCTTTTATCTACGGGCGGTTATGACTGTGCCCGACAACATAACGGGAGAACAAGTCATCCAACGAATGGAGGAAGTGCTATTCGATGACATGACAATCGACAAGGCAGTTATTCTGAGAATCGAAGAGCCTCAAGATGCAAGCATGATCGAGTTTACTGATCCTTGGGGCAATGGCTAGAACGGGAGAGAGTGTATGGCAAGAAAGCAGTCCGCAATCGTTACGTGTGATTGTCCCGGTTGCAAGAACTTCGGAGAAGTAGAAGATCTGAAGTATTCGCCTCCAGAATGGTACAAGATTTTCATTATCAAGCAAGATGGCTTGACTGGGGGTAGCTACAATAGCTTTGATATCTGTTCCTTGCCTTGCATGGCTGTGTGGGCAGGTGAGCGTGAGATGGCTCTCAATGGTACCGTGATTTCTCCTCTCCCAGTTACGGTTGGTGAGAATGGCCGCAAGAAGAGTCATCAAGCGGGAGCTAAGAATAAGAGCATGATCCTTAAGGCTATTGAAGAGTCAGATCATCCACTCACCACCAGAGAGCTTGTGGAAATTATCGAAATCAAGCAAAGCTCGATTGATAGGCACGTTAGGGTTTTGGCCGATGAAGGGAAGATCGTGATTACTGAAGGTGTAGGCCAACGGGAGGGCCGCACATACACAGTTCCAACAGGCGTGGTTGTAGATGAAAAGATTGAAGGATAATTTTCACTTCTTCTTGCAAGACGGAAAGCACATCTACTTGTGCTATCTCGAACCAATGCCAAGATTTCCCACGCTGTACGTTGTGCGTGATACTAAGCTAGGAGTCAAGCAGAATTGAAAGCTTGGGGAGTAGGTGGACAACCTAGTCGTAACGGGCGCTGCTTATTCGACACTGATGAGTGAACCCGTGCTTACTCCCCTTAATCACAAATCGATAGAACGCATGTTCGCAAGATACCAGGAACCTAGTAGGAACCTACTAACAAGTGCCGAACGTCACAAGAAATCGCTAAAATCGATAGTCGCGTGGCTAATCAAAGAACTGCCTATACCGTGGTATAGTCCTCGTCTGACCCCTTGACAACAGACGCCGTTTCTGCTATGCTAAAGGCACAGTAACTCGGAGAGAGGAAAGGAGGTACTTTGCTCAATACCAAGAGCAAAGAGTTGCTTGTGGAGGCTAGAGAGCATTTGAAGCTAGCCGATACAAGGCAGACTCTAGCAGACAGTTCCAAGTGGGATGCTGCTAGTCTCATCTGGAAAGCCTACAAGGAAGAAAATGCTACTCAAGTAGAAATCGCTGGTATGGTAGGCGTCTCTCAAAAAACGGTAAGCAACTATGTCCGTATGGTAGAGATGTATCCCGAGAAAGAAGATAGGCCACCGTTTACGGAGGCTTACTATGCCGTGGCCGGTGGTTCCCCAATGGAGAAAGAGACACAAGTTCTCAAGAGAGTTGCAGAGAAGAATCCCGAGAAGATCGCAGCTATTGTAGCTAGTCAACCGAGAGTAGCTAAAGCAATCGCGCGTAATCCTGCAACAAAGGATAGCTTGGAACGTGGCAAAACTGAAGTCATGCTTGAGCAGATGACCAAGGATGCCAAAGTTGAGCGTGAGAATATAAAGAAGCTCTTTGCAGCCAAAGTCAATGAACCACCGATTGGCGGAAGAACATTCAACTTCTTGGGAGATATGTCCCTTGCAGAAGGAAAGCTCACCAATCTAACAGACCTGATTATTCTTTCTTGGAAAGATGAGGCTCCTCTAGCTTCAGAGGAAGATCAAGCAATTGCCAAAGAGAGCATGATTCAAGCGTATACCGAATGCTTGAGAAGGTTCCTCGAAGCAACCAAAGGTGTTCCGGATTTCCAGGAGGCGTAATCATGGCTCTGACACGGGAAGAGATCATTAGAATCTATGATGCCAGAAAAGCAAAGAGAAAGACCTACAGTAAATCGATCATCGAGGTTGCCTTTGCTATCAAGAATCTAGTTGATGGCCCCGATCCGTTTCATGGATCAATCAGAGACATTGCAATAGCTCTCGATATTCCGTATCAGAGAGTAAGTGCAGCGCTAACCATGACAAGAACTACCTTCTGGATTAATAACGTAGGGTGGAGCTTTCCTTACAGTAAAGGAAATTCCGAGAGACTCTGGTTCACAATCGATAGAGACGAGCATGTTCCTGAAGCTCTCCGTAGAATCGATTACAGAGTCAGCCATCTAGTTGGTTGGCTTAAGAGAGTAGAAGCACAGAATAGACTCTGTGGCAAGTTGAACGAGTCTCCGCTCATGGAGAGGAAGATCACAAGCGCAGCAATGAATATTAAACGGGCCATCGAGGATCTGGAAATGGCTTAGCATCAATACAAAGGTGGGGAGTGAGCCGCACACTCCCCACGAACGCTTGTTCGCCTGAAATAAATTTTTTGGCTAGGGTTGACTTTTCGGGCCGAATGTGCTAAGGTAAGGGGTCGATACGGGAGGGGAGAGTCCATAAAGTGACTCACCAAATGACAGATAGCAAAAGCCCTGCTATCTGGCAAGCGCCGCAAATACCAAGCAAGTGGGATATAATCCCAATTCACAACAGCGACAGAGCGTCGTTTAGACGTTGCCGTCGTTATTGGGATTGGAGTAGTCCCTCAAGACATAACCTCACTGTACGTGCAGACGTACATGGTATCAATCCTAATCTCTGGTTCGGTACTGGCGTGCATTATGCATTGCAGGCGTATTATACGCCAGGTCTGCGCCGTGATCCAGTAGAGGCATTTAAAACGTGGTTCCACATACAATGGTACGGTGGAACAGTAACGGAAGATTGGCTTGATCTAGTCTACGATCTTAAGCCGCAAATGAAGCCCGACGGGCTTTTCTTTGTTCGTGGGCTAGAAGATATCCTTCCTGATCCAGACCACGATTTTTACGAGAGCCTCAATGATCTTGGCATTGGTATGCTTGAAGCATACAAACGTTATGCCAACCAAATGGATGGCTTTGAGGTCCTCGTAGCTGAGCATGATTTCTCAGTCCCTATCTGGGATTACGAGAATAATTGCATCCTCAAGCGCATGGATACGCGCGTGGATTCTCCCAACGCTGGTAAAGTGTTGGAGGTTCATGCGCGTGGTCGTATGGATGCTATCTGGCAGAAGCCTAGTGGCAAGATGGGCATAATGGATCACAAGACTGCCGAGAAGATCGGTGAGGAATACTTCGAGAAGCTAGAAACAGACGAGCAATGTACATCTTATCTGTGGGCGGCAGAAATTGAGGCCCAATACTACGACCTTCCCCACAAAGGGGAACAAATGGAGGAAGTAATCTATAATGTCCTACGCAAAGCCGCCCCACGTCCACCAACTATTGTACGTGGAGGACTATTCTCGGTCAATCGTAACGAAGAATCATGCACTTACGATATGCTCATGGAGTGGATCACACAGAACGAAATTGACATTTCATCCCTGTCAGAAAAGCACCAAAACTACATAAGCTGGCTGAGAGATGTAGGAGATGAACAGTTTATTATACGTAAGCTGGTGCGTCGTAATCGTCATCAACTCCGCAACGCTGGCATACGTTTATATCTTGAGGCGCTCGATATGCTCGGAAATCCTCGTATATACCCTAATCTCTCTAATAGCTTTAAGTGCCTCGGTTGTGCTTTTCGTGCTCCTTGCCTAGCTAAAGAGTCGGGCGCTGATTGGGAGTTTCTGATAGAAAACAACTATACGGTCAACAAGGATCGATGATTCCGCCTATTTGTAATAAGTGTAAGCGATTCGCAGTTCGTGACGAACCTCGCAAATGGTGGATTTGTTCCGGGTGTCTTGCAATTATCACAGACGAGAACATCTATTACGCATTCAAGCAGTATTGTGAAGATCCAATCAATTAGAGGATAATGCCTAGTGAAAAAGGTTACAGATCAACCTTCGATCCGTTAGTAGTTAACACGGCGGATCTGAAAATAGTCCTCGAAAGGTTCATCATAGATTTCAAAGCTAGGCACGATGGCAAGGTCAGAATTCACAAGAGAGTTTACGGTTCGGTTGGTGGATACGAAGAGAAAGGATGGGAAGATAGACTAGATATATCTTCTCAAGAAGGTTACGTAAGCTGGATATGTAGAGAAACGGGAGTGTCACCAAGAAGATTGTGGGGCATTCTGCATCTACAATCAAAGCACACTAGTTTGGATTTGGCAGATCAAATCTTGCAGGGATTGGAAATGACATACGTTTATCATAACGGTGAGGTGCCCGTCATTCCCAATCCCCGCTGGAATCAGGAGAGATGGATCAAGTGGATGAGCACCAGAGGCTTGTGCGATGGGTCTGACTAAAGAAGAAATCGATAGACTCCTAGCCAAGAAACGGGAGAAAGAACGTGGGAAAACTCCTCACCAGCATACGGAATATCGTTCGCAACAAAAAGGCCCACTCCGATGGTACGAACACTCAATGCCGTGTTCTAACCATGCAGGTTACAGAGGTGGAGGGTGTGGTTCACCGACATATTGTAGAGTCGAAGGAGCGCCGTTGTGTATGATGCATGCGCTTCGGAGACTTAATGAACTAGTATTGGAGATGGATAAAAATGCCCAGGCGCGCATATTCCAAAGGGAGCAACAAAGCCCGAGCATCTATGAAGAAGCAATACGGCGCCAAGAAGGGGACACAAGTATTCTACGCAACAGCGAACAAACACGGGAAGGGGAAAACACGAGCAGCCAAAGCCAACTCGGTCTTTTCTAAGGGAAGAAAACGTTAAGTGATCTATGGAATGTACTAGACCGTCTAACGGATATTTACCCGGCGGCGGTGCTCCTAGTAATAGTGCTAATGATAATTATAGCATGGGACATACGACGCCGCAGATAGAGAGGTTGGAATCTAATGACTCAAGTCGATGATACTGACGATCTTCGTGAGTCGCTGCAAGTTCAGTCGCCTGATGAAGTGGTTGATTGGCTCAACGTCCTGATCTACGGTGATCCCGGTGCTGGTAAAACATGGCTAGCTGGAACAGCAGAAGATCATCCAGACACTAACCCTGTGCTGGTTTTGGACGTGGAGGGTGGCGTTACTACAATTCGGCACAGGAAGGTAGATGTAATTCCTGTTCGGTCTATGCCACAAGTCGAGAAGATTTATAACAAGCTTTATCACTCTATCGAGAATGGCAGGATCTACTACAGAACAGTCGTACTGGACTCACTCACTGAGCTTGCTGATCTAGATATGCGTTTCATTATGAAGGAAGCGTATGAGCGCAACCCTGAGAAGGTAGATATTGATGTACCGTCTCAGCGTGAGTGGGGAAAGAACAGAAGCCACATCAGAAGGATTGTTCGCGCATTCCGCGATCTTCCTTGTCATGTGATTATGACTGCTTCTGTAGCTACCATGCAGGAGGAAGGCCAGCCCACAAGATACTTCCCCGGATTCGCTGGCAAGCTTCGGACTGAAGTGCCGGGATTCATGGATATTGTGGGATACCTCTACTCTGAAAATAAAACGGGGGTGATTAATCGCAAGCTTCAAGTGGTCGGTACACGCAGAGTACAGGCTAAGGATAGAACTTCCACGCTTGGCGGAAGTTTGGAGAATACCACTATCTCCGAAATTTGGAATCACATCATTAGTGGTACACTTAATCCATCAGCGGTGCATTCCGATGACAGCGAAACGTTGCCAGAGGAGTCCATTGAAGCGACCGCCGCTTAGCAGGTAGTAAAAAGGAGAGAACATGTCAATTGGCCCCCTAAACCTTTCCGACGCTGATCTATCAGGTTTCGAGCCTCTGAATCCGGGTCGGTATAACGCTGAAGTGTTCGAGATTACTATGGACGCTACCAAGCGTGACGGCAAAGTTCCTATGGGTACACGGATGATGAAGATTCAATTCAAGCTCATGGATGAGAGCGTGATTAATCGTCGTGTGTGGACCCAATACGTCATTCCTCCCGAGGATCATCCCAAGGAAAAGCGTGAGAAGATGAATGGTATGATTGTTCGCTTCTTCATCGCTGTTGGTGATCCCGAGGAGACTGTCAGGAGTGGTAGTTTCGATCCAGATTTTGAGGACTACAAGGGTCGTCCTTGTGTAGTGATTGTTGGCAAGGAACCTAAGAAAGATCAGAACGGAAACATCATCGAAGGTGAATTCAATAATCCTGTCAAGGGAGTGAAAGCAGCAGGATCTATTGTCACCACTGGCGGTGATGATGGTGGCCTCCTTTAGCTAGCTAAGCTAGCCAAGATCGGGGCCATGCTCTAGAGCAGGAGTGTGGCCCCGATATATTTGGAGGTTCGTTGATTGCTAAGAGTGAATTACGCAAGCAATTCTTTGAGCTACTGTTTAAGGATTACGAGGGCTTTATCTGTTTCGCCACATCTGAAGCAGCAGCGCCGAAAGTAACTTTCAGGCAGCACTTCTTCAAGTGGCCTACAGACCACACAAGAGTAGAAGAGTTTTTGCTGCATCATGAGCAGAGATATAATCTCTACTTCTGTATTAATCTCCTCTCCAAGATGGAGAGGCGTAAAGAATTCTGTCTGGAATCAGACATAGTTTGGGCTGATCTAGATGAGAAGAATCCAGAAGAAATTGAGGACATTCCCCCACAAATCGTCATTCAGTCATCTCCTGGCAGATGGCAAGCCTTCTGGCGTCTAAGTTCGAGAATCCCACCATACGAGGCAGAAGAATATTCTAGGCGCGTTGCTTATAAATACAAGGCTGATTCGTCGGGCTGGGATCTAACCCAGCTTTTTCGTGTTCCGTTTACTAGAAATCTCAAGTATACAGACAAGCCACACATTACAGTTGCTAGAGCTTTTAGCGCCGAAGCGCCAGCTAAACTCTTTGAGCTTCTCCCGACAACCATCCACAAGAATCAGGATGGCTCGGAGATGCCCGATGCTTCCAAAGATCCTACATCAATCATTGAGAAGCATAAGCCACTTCTACGTCAGACAGCCTTTGAGGCTCTCTTCACACAGGAGCTAGAACTAGACGCAGATTGGTCAAAGACTCTATGGAGACTCATCCACGAATGTTTCAAGGTGGGGATGACAGCAGAAGAAGTTTTTACTGTCGTTCGTCATGCTTCCTGCAATAAATACGAGCGTGATGGTAGGCCAGTTGAGCATCTATGGAGAGAGGTCATCAAAGCCAGCAAGAGTTACGTTGGTGGCGAACCCTTGCCAGAGATGTTGGTTATGCCTCAACTTGTTTCTGATCCCCAAACCGAAACATTCGTAGATGAGTACATGGATTGGGCCTGTCGAGCTACGGACGCCCCAAGAATCTTCCATGAGCTATGTGCATTCATAGCTCTGAGTGCTATAGTATCATGCTCGGTTAGACTGGAAACCAATGCAGGGCCAATCGTTCCAAATCTGTGGGCTTTGATTCTTGGTGAGTCTACGATCAGCAGAAAGACCACATCTATGCGTTTGATAGTCGATATTCTTCAAACGTTAGATAAAGAGCTAGTGGTAGCCACAGACGGTACAGCAGAGGGAATCCTCACTGGTCTGACGAACAGACCCAATCGCACTTCGATCTTCTGGAAAGATGAAGTGTCTGGATTCTTTGAGGCTATGAATCGTAGAGACTACATGTCGGGTATGCAAGAAACACTTGCAGCCTTGTATGATGTGCCTCCCTGGTTCAAGAGGACTCTACGCAAAGAAACATTTATCATTGAATCTCCCGCATTCATAGTGCTGGCCGGTGGAGTCGTTGATAGAGTTTATGAGTCAGTCACAGAAGGATACGTCTTGTCCGGATTTTTACCAAGATTTCTGGTAGTAACGGGAGAAGCGGAAGAACGTAGACCGATGGGGCCACCAACAGAAGAAGGAATGAACAAGAAAGCCAAGATCGTAGCTAAGCTAGCAGATATGTATGAGCATTATGCTTCTGATGTGACCATGAAGATTGCTGGACAGAAAGTTCAGATGCCACCGAGGATTAGGGCTCAACTCACTAAAGAAGCTTGGGCTAGAAACACAGAGATAGAAAACACAATGATTGAAGCCGCGAAGGATTCCCTCGTAAGGAACCTCGCTCTACCGACATTTGAAAGAATGCACCGTAGTCTACTCAAAATGGGAGTAATATTAGCTGCATCCAGGCAGGTACCTATTGACGATCGTATCGAAGTAGAAGATCAGGATATAGTGAATGCGGCTCATTACGTCCAGATTTGGGGTAACTGCTCAATTCAGTTGATTATGAACGCCGGAAAGAAACAATCGGAAAAGCTCCTAGATAAACTCCATAGATCTATCGAGAACCATCCTGGAATTTTGCGCGGTCAGCTTATGAGACACTTCAAGCTGTCTAAGCGAGAAGCTACGGAATATCTGGATACTCTCGAAGATCGTGGTATGGTAAGGAGAGAAACCCGTGGTACCGGATCGGCATACTGGGTAACATGATTATTGCATTTACAGGTAAAAGAGGTAGCGGCAAGAGCACGGCCGCTGCTTATCTCATAAAAGAGCATGAGTTTGAGTTGCGAGCATTTGCAGACCCACTAAAGAAATCGTTTGCTGCGCTTTTCGATATTCGCTATCATGAGATTGAAAAATTCAAGAACGATCCAAACACGTTCATAGAGATTAGAACAGTGGATACATCTTACGAAAATGAGTATCTATCTGGGCCAGTCATGACTTTCCGTGAGGCACTACAGCGTTATGGTACTGAGGCTCACCGTGATATCTTTGGTGAAGATTTTTGGGTAGACTTAGCTTTGCCACTACCTCCTGTGGGATTCTATGTAGGCCGAAAAATCGTCATCCATGATTGTAGATTCCTGAATGAAGCTTATCGTGTAAAACAATTGGGAGGCTATGTAATTGACATTAAGCGGCCCCCCTCAGACCAACCCCAGCACAGGGGGTGGGAGAATCATGTCAGCGAGAGTGAAATGGATAATATCCCGAAGGATGTTGTGATAAAGAATGACGGAACTATTAGTGACTTATATATCAGAATCGAAGCAGTTCTCTCAACAGTTCTTGATTACGTCGGGCATGAGCGCACAAGTTAATTATTACGAGAAGAAGTATGAGGAATGGTTCGAGAAGCACACAAACACTTCTCGATGGCATCCGCTCAGGAAACACAAAGCTAAGATCGAGTACGAGTATTATCTCAGAATGATGATGGATACAATCCAGATCGAGAAAGAAGAGTTTGCGGAGTATCTGAGGGAGAGAGAAGAGCAAGGCCATGCAGCCAAAAGCTGAACATGCTATTTGTGATAAGTGCCCGCTGAAGAACAAATCTTTTGCGGCATCGACCGGGCCGACCGATGCGAAGATCGCAGTCGTATCTAGATCGCCAGGTCATTACGAAGCTATCCGAGGTAAGAGTTTTTCGGGGCCAAGCGGGAGAATCCTGGATCATCTGCTCAAGATTCATGGAGTAGACAGGAAAGATGTATTTGCCACAAATGCCGTCTTGTGCCAAGCCGATGGTACAGAGCAGGGTTTCGGATTAGCTGTCGCTTGTTGCGAACCGCGTCTAAAGGCGGAAATCGCTAATGCTGATACTATCATTGCGGCTGGCAGAGAGGCAGCCTACAGCGTTCTAGGAGTTTCTAATGTAGGCCAGAATCGTGGCTATCCCCATTTCGTGCAAACGAATGGGAAGGCGCAACGTGTCATCGTTACTAACAATCCTGCTGTTGTGCTTAGGGACGACGCTACTTATCCTGAGCTTGTTCGTGATTTTCGATTGGCTATAGCACCACTACCAACTCCAAAGCTACCAAAAGTACGATTCACTGAGAACGTCGTAGAGGCGAGGGAATGGGTAGAACAAATACTTCCCACGCTGGTGCCTGGTACTCTACTGGCATCAGACCTTGAAACCAGGAGTGAGGGTGATGGAGCTTACAATAGAATTGTTTGTGCAGGTTTCTCCACAAGATCCGAACGTGCCATCGTTTTCGGAGAGTCGGTCTGTTACAATAATGATTTCCTCGGAAACTATCTCCGACGACTTTATGAAATCCCTGGAATCTCTTACCTCTGGCATAACGGAAAATATGACGTCAAGGTATTACGAAGAGCCGGAATAAATGCGCGCGTCGATCATGATTCTATGCTTGTCAGTTGGTGTCTCGATGAGCGTCCTGGCGACCCTGATAGTGGTGCTGGCGGCCATTCGCTAGAATGGTTGCTAAAGGATGAACTAGGATGGCCGAAATACGAGCCACCATCTGTGCGGCAGTTTAAGAAAGATGGTATCCTCGCGGATGCTAAAGCGCATGAGGAACTATACAAATACAACGGCCATGATACCGCAGGAACTATCTCACTGTTCGAGGTTCTGAAGGAACGGGCCATCAATGACAACGTTTGGGAGAAACCATATCTCTCGCTGCTGATCCGCTTGAGTGAGGCGTTGGCTCGTACTGAGATGCAGGGTACTATCTACGATGCTGAGGAATCCTGCAACATTCTAGAGCGGGTCGTGTGGCCTAAACTGCGAGCACAGCGTGCCTATATGCGGGAGCTATGTGGTGTCAAGCTTCTGAATCCAAACTCGCCCAAGCAACTTGAGAAGCTGATGTATGATGATTGGGGGCTTCATCACAACCTCATCAGATCAAACATTGAGCGAGTAGGCAAGCGATCCACCGACAAATTCGTTCGGGACGAGATTCTACAAGTAGGGTTTAATTGCAATGACTCGGTTCATCGAGAGACTTTCAAACTATTTGTTGAAACCCTCGATCAATTTAAGGAACTTGACAAGCAGAGAGGAACCTATCTTGAGGGACTCGTCCTCAAGCGAAGTAAGGACGGAAGAATTTACACTGACTTTAAGATTCACGGAACTGAGTCCGGGAGGGTTAGTGGTAATAAGCCAAACCTACAAAACATCACAAGACCAAAAGACGGATTACCAAATATCCGTAGTGCCTTCGTTCCAGACCCCGGATGTATTTTTGTCTCTGCTGACCTCTCTCAAGCTGAGCTTCGCGCAATTGCCGCACTCAGTGGTGACGAACAACTTCAATCAGTTTACACCGATACAAGTAGGTCACTCCACAAAGAAGTTGCCACCCAATTCTATGGAAGTGATTACACCTACGAACAGTACGTTGTTGCAAAGAACATCAACTTTGGAGTGGCTTATTGGCAGAGTGCATACAGCTTCGCGCAGATGTATCATATCAGTCAGGAAGAAGCTCAGAATTTTATAGACTACTGGTGGAACAGATTTCCGGCGGTGTGGGACTGGACTAAGCACATGGAAGCTTTGGTGCTTAAGAAAGGGGAGATTCAATCTCCGTTCGGTCACAAGCGCAGGTTCTATGTAATCCCACAGGATGAGTCCGCACGTATCCATGTGGTCAAGGAAGGCATTAACTTCCTACCGCAGAACATCGCCGCAAATATCACCAATTGGGCTTTGTGTGAATTCACCGAATGGTTAACTGCTACAAATAAATGGGACGTTATCAGCACGCGCATAACAGTCCATGATAGCATCCTTGTCAATTGTAAGCAGGCTTACGTACCAGAAGCTGTGAGTAAACTAAAAGAATGTCTGGAAACCGCACCGCAAAAAGCTCTTGGCTGGGAGTTTCCTTTTGTGGCGGAATTCAGCGTCGGCTCTAATTGGGGCCAAATGGAAGATTACCATGAAAACGCTTACAGCAATTCACGGTGAAACTTGCATCGTGGACGATGATGTTTATGAGTGGGCTTCGCAAATAAGATGGTGTGTCAGTGGTGGATATTTTAAGTGCAGCTCCGGACGTCATAAACACAAGTATTTACACAGAATGATTATCGGAGAAATTCCGGAAGGATTTGAGACAGATCACATCAACAGGAACAAGTTCGATAATCGCCGCGAGAATTTAAGAATCGTTACGCACGCCATAAATATGCGTAATAATGCAGCCAAAAATGTTTTTTATGAAGTGAGAAAATGTAGATGGGTGGCTAGACTCAGGCGTGATTATAAATTTATCCGGCTGGGTACGTATAAAACCGAGGAAGAGGCTCTTGAAGTCGTCAGGAAATTCAAGGAAGGTGAACTTGAATGAGCATACCGGAAGCTTCTCCAGAACTGGACACTCTACTACAAGCGATAGTTCAAACGGTAACGGGTCAGCCAACTCAAGATAAATCATACGACGAGATGACAGCTATGCTCGTTCAGATGTGGCAAGACACTGAAGAGTACAGGCCACCTGCTGAATGAGAGTAATAGCAATTGATCCCGGCCTGATGACAGGCTATTGCTATGCTCGTGTTACGCCTGAGAATAAGGTAGAATTCTACCCATTCCAAATGATGGATGAGGTTGACGATCTTTGGAATCGTCTACACGAATTCCACCCAAGATATATCATCTGCGAAGATTTTCAGTTTCGTGGTGGTCATCATCGTGCAGCTACGGGCATCAACTACTTTCCCATTCAACTGATAGGTGTAGCTCGTTTGTATGAACTGACTGCGCCACATCAAGTGGCCCTGTATTTGCAAAACCCCGCACAGGGTAAGAGCTATTACACGAACGCCGTGCTGAAGAAACGGGGGTATATACCACATGGCATGTTCACTAAAGTGGAACACGGAATCGATGCCACCAGACACCTTCTACAGTGGTTCACATTTGGCGCTGGATATCAATTCATTACCAACGAGCAGGATTTTGCTGTCAGGATGGACGAATGGTTATGAGTGAGTACACTGAAGAACAAGTCCACGAGGAAGGCGTGGTAGCCATTATCTTAGATAATATTCCAGACATATACATCTTGAACAATACTAGAATAGAGGAGGCCGAGCATCCTACATCTGTTCTTGTTCTCGTTGATACTGATGACCGCATGTTCAAGGTTACAGTGACGACTGAAGAGGTAAAAGAATGAGCGATATCGGAAGTCAAGATGGGATCACGGCTGCAATGAATCGGCTACGTGATCTTGACCCTAATGGTACTCTTCTGAAGAAGGGAGCGGATGGTAAGTGGCCTAGCATTAATACGCTAACTCAGCCACTAGAACAGTGGAAAGCATATG